CGATGTCCAACCAATATTCTGTGGAACTACCTACAGAGGTAGGCGACTCATATGTTACCAAATTAAGCGGTATGTCTAATAAGACCGCGAACATATTATGTAAGAGCGTATCGATGCCTGGTAAACAAATATTAACCATCGATAGACAAATGGGTATCTTCAATGAGAAGGTAGTTAACGGATTTGCAGTAGAAGACGTATCCATGACTTTCTATGCATTGAATGACTATGGCGCAAAAAAATACTTCGACCAATGGCGGTCTGCCATGTTGGGTGAGTACACTACTACCAAACCGCCAGCTGAAGAAGATGGTGAAGCGGGACCTAAACCACAGCCACCTACACCGTTACCGAAGGGTACCGTCGGATACAAAGACGATTACGTTGCTCCGATAAAGATACATCAACTGAGGAAGCCTATAGCAAGATTCGGGTTCGACGTAGGACCGTTTAGTATAGACTTCGACCTATTAGGCGCATCCATATACAGCGTTGAGTTGGTGGATGCATTCCCTACTACAATTACAAGCATCGAACTGACCAATGAAGCGGACGGTCTAGTAGAAATCAATGTGACATTCTCCTACACTAACTGGAGAGTCATCAAAGATGAACGAGGGTTAGGAGAGTTAAAACTGAGTTTGGGTTCAATATTTTAAATTATAGGATTACATAATGGCATTACCTAAGTTAAACGCATCACCAATTTACGAATTAAACGTACCATCTACAGGACAATTAGTTACTTTCAGACCCTTCCTAGTGAAGGAACAGAAGAATCTATTGATTGCGATAGAGACACAAGAGAGACGCGACATGATGCGAGCTATTGTGAGAACTATCGAGTCATGTGTAGAAGATACTATGACAGACCTGACTATTTTCGATGTGGACTATATGTTCACCAAGATACGTGCCAAGTCTGTCGGGGAAACTGCAACACTGCTTATTCCATGTGAAGAATGTAACCAAAGTTCCGAAGTACCGATAGAACTAGAAAGGATTATGTTACATGGAAAGGTGGTTGAGGATAAGCTCATAGAGTTGACAGATAATATTTCTGTACAGATGAGGTACCCGACCTATGCAGATTTCATGGACAACGATAAGTTATTCCAAGACAACTCTTTAACTGAGACTATTCTGGAAATGGTGATGACTTGTATCGAGTCAATCAACACCCCAGAAGAAAAGTTCTCTACAGCAGACGAACCACGAGAAGAGTTGGTAGACTTTGTAGAATCTATGTCAGCCGAACAGTTTGAAAGGGTGACAGAGTTTGTGAATGGAATACCAACAATAAAACAAGAAGCGGACTTTGTGTGTGACCACTGTGGTCATGACAATGTGCGTGTACTAAAAGGAATGGACGATTTTTTTTAATAAATCTCTCCCATGATAACTTGGCAAACTACTATCAAGTTAACTTCCAGCTAATGAACAATTATAGTTACTCATTAGAAGAAGTGGAAAGTATGTTGCCTTGGGAGAGAGAGATTTACTTGAGTATGTTAATCGATGATATTAAAGAAAAAAACGAGAGAGCAAAACAACAACAAGGTTAAACCATGGCACTTTCAACACTAGCAGATACGTTAAAATCTCAGAACACGCAATTGGTGAATATCAGTGAGGGTATTGGTAACATCGATGCGTCATTCTCTAAGTGGTTTGTTGCACAAGAGCAAGCGAGACTAGAGGACCTAGAACGCGAACGAGACGCTGCCTCAAAGACTGGTGCGTCTGGTTCCGGAACTCCTGGCGGCGTTGGTGGTCGCTCTGGTGGCGGTGGTGGCGGCGGTGGCGGCGTCGGTGGTATGTTTTCCAAGATGGGTGCTGCGTTAGGATTGGGTAGAATGAGTGGGGGTCTTGCGAAAGCAGGTATCTTCGGTCTTACTCAGATGATGTCCGAAACCCTAGGTAATGCTATCACAGAAATGACGGGAGACAATGACTTAGGTGCCGCGGCTGCGAATGCTGCTAAGTTCGGTGGTATCGGTGCATTGTTCGGTAAGAGGTTTGCAGTACTAGGTGCTGTTGCTGGTGCGTTTGCTACTCCAGAAAACATAGAGATGTTAGGGGAAATTGGAGATACTCTAGGACAGAAAGGAAAAGAAGTAAAGGATGCAATTGCTGGATTGGGTATAGCATTACCATCGTTATCAGATGTTTACAAAACACTTGCAGACGGTAGTAATGAAATACTAAGTGGAATTAATTCGTTGCTCAAGGGTGACGTTCAAGGTATGGCTGAAAACGTAACTGGTTTCGCAGCGGTCGGTGGTATTGCTAATGCGGCGAACGTAAGACGTAACGCAGCGAAACCGACTACCCCTACCAACCCAGCAGCATCAATGACTAAACAGGAAAGAATAGCAGCTAACAATAAGACCGCTAGTGGATTGAGTAACAAGAAACTGGACGCACTTGCAAAGAAAGGTATCACTGTAGATAAAGGTGGAATGAAACAGAACGGAAAGTTCATGTCTGCTGATAAGATGGACGATGCATTAAAGAGTGTCAAAGCTCCTACTTCGGCCCAAGCAAAAGGTTTGTCAGCTGCCTTGGCAAAGTACAAGAACTTTGGTAAGTTTATGAAGTTACCTATAGTAGGTCAACTAGCATCTGTCGGTACTATTGGATTAGTGTTAGCAAACGATGAATTGTCCAACAAAGAAAAAGCAGCGGAGATTGCTGGAGCACTTGGTGGTATTGGTGGCGGTACCCTTGGCGCACTCGCAGGGGCAACAATCGGTTCTGCGGTGCCTGGCGTTGGTACTCTGGCCGGTGGATTAGTAGGTGGTATATTAGGTGGGTTCTCAGGGGATTACTTAGCGAAAAACATTGCAGAGTGGATGATAGATGGTGGTAGTGAACTAATAGACACCATGAAAGACATCACCGGAATGAGTAGTGGCGGAACCAGTACCTCTTCTAGCGGGGGTGCACCATCTGCATTACCTCCACTGAAAATGCCAGCCGCAACTGGTGCGCAGATTAAAGATGGAACTACACAATCACAAGCACTCGCTGGATTAGGTGGTCAAGGGTCAACCCTCTTTGCCCCACAGTCATCTAATGTTTCCAATTCAAGTAACAATACCAGTCTTGTATCAAGACCAGATATTTCGTGGGATAGTTATGACCCACTATCAGGTACTAGAACATAAAAAAAGGGGGACCGAAGTCCCCCCAAAACCACGAAAGAAATTAGTCTTCAGCAGCCATCTGCGCAAAGTATGACAAGGTGTCATCCGCTTCTGCGGCAACAGCGGGAGCAACAGGTTGTGTTGCAGCAACAATAGTAGGTTCAGACGATTCACGAATCGGAGCAGCCTCAGCAGTCTGAGCAAGTGCTTCGTTCTTCAAAGTAGAACCGGCACCAGTCGCAAGACCTAGTACGGTCTCCAACTTCTGCTTCAACTCATCATAAGTCTTGAACCACTTGGCATCATGTGCATTCGGATAGTCCGGTACTATGAATTCGTTCAAGTCGTACAGTGTATTATACACCGCTTCAAGTTGTGTCTCATCAGCACCCAAGAACTGAGAAGGTGACTTAAAGTCTGACTTGTCATAGTTACGGTATCCAGCAACGTTACGAATCTTCAGTTCGAAGTCCGCACCCGCCCAGAAATCAAAAGGATTGACCGGAGTCTCGCCTGGGAATTCTGGTTGCATCTGGTCCATAATCTTATCAAAGATTTTCTTACCGAACTCATAGATGAATGACTTACCATTGTTGGCAGGGTTTGCAGGGTCGTTAATAACTTGAATGTTAGTAACGTAGTGTAGACGACGCTTCTGGCGACGTGCAGTTTCTTTGTCTTCTTCGATGCCTGAGTTCCACAGACGCGAGTTCAACTCACCCAGTGGGTCATTCTGACCTAGGGTAGTCAACGAACGTTCGATGTACCATTGTCCGGTTGGACCCTTGAATGCGTGGTCCCAGTAGCGAACCCACGGTAGGTCTTGACCTTCAGTAGCAGGAAGAAAACGAATCACGGCGTAACCATTACCTTGTTCATCAACGGTAGGTTTCCACTTGCGGTCGTCTTGGTATTTGTTGGTGTTAGATACTTGACCGGATGCTTCGGTAGCAGCGGTTACAAGTTTAGAGATGTCCATAGACTTGGACTTTAGATTTGCAAAAGACATAATATTTCCTTAAATATAAACTTAAATATAAACAATGTATGAGATTACCCATAAGGGCATAGCTATTTATACGTCTAGTGTATTCTGTTTTGGCAGAAAATTTAACTGACGTGCTTCACTCTCTAGATGTTCCACTATCGTGGGAGACAGATACTTCTTAATGTCTTCCAGTTCTAGACCGTTCTTCTCACAGAGATGTACAATGGAATCCATGTACGACATTCTGTGTTGGAACACGAAACTTTCAATCATCGCAGAGAATGACTTCTTGGTTAGGAACTTCTCTTCAGTAGTCTCATCCATTGATTACCTCAATCGCTCTGACATTATCAACACGGAAAGACCGCCATGATTGTTTGTCGATTGCGAATGCGCGAATCACAGATTTATTAACTGAAAAGTCATCCACTTGGGTGACCTTCGACTCAGACAACTCAGGCATGTAGTCAGTCTGGAGAGTACACGGCATAATGCGTTCCTCACCGTTGACCTTACTAAATGTTACCTGAAGTACGTTAGACCGAAGTTGGTCAACAATATTATCATAATTAAACATCGACTCCTCCTTAGAATCGTTCAAATTCAGCATCCTCAGCTGCTGCTTCTTCTTCGTCTCCCTCAGCATGTACTGCTTCAAGAAAGTCTTCATTACCATCCAATACTGCAATGGTGTGTTCGAATGCTTCTAGAGTAGCAAGAACGTTTGCACGGGTTTCATCACTCTCATCGAGAGAAGCGTATTCCTTCGCAAAGGTTTCTAGAGTATCTAGATAAACACAACGCAAAAACTCACGAGCGATTAACTCTACGTCGTTTCGTGTATATTGACCTAAGTCAATCAGGTTTGTAGGCATTTCGGCCATTAGTTCCATTCCTCATTTTGGGTTGATTGATATGTGTCAGAGAAAAGAGATTTAGCGAAATTCTCCTCATCTCCCCATCGCACATCTGATTTGTAGTCTTGACGGTCAAGACTTACTACTTCACTAGCAAGACGTTTATTTGCTTTGCTAATCTTACTATGCTTCTGAATCTTGAGTGCTGCCGCACGAATCATTGCATAACGTACTTCTTTACTTACTGCCATAATTATACCTTATATGTAGTGGGTTGTCAAGTGGCTAGAAGCCATTATTGGGATACAGTTCATCTTTGGTTAACTGACCGCGTTTCTTCGACTCCTTCTTACGGTCGACATGGGTAGAGGCGCGATTGAATCGCCTCGCATACTTCGCGACCGGATTCGACCGCTTGGTAGATTTCTTTTTCGTAGTCATATGCTTCGTTCTCCCATGGCTGGTCATTATAACTTAGATTCTGATATTCTTCACCGTCAAATATCCACTTATAAGAGAAGATACCTTCTTGTAAACTTAACCCAGTGTGTATCAAACGTCCTGTTAAAATCTGGACTGCATGAACCATCTCATGGGCAATGTTAATTTTCATTTGTTCTTCGTCTACTCTTTCACCATCAAAGACCTTTGCAATAGAGATATCGACTTGGTCTTCATCACCATCAACAAGTCCAGCAAACTTACCCAAGTCTTCTACGAACTCAAGTTCGACATAGCCAGGAAGATTAGATATCCCCAGTAACTCTGCCACCTTGTGAACATAGGTGGACATTTCGTAACTAGGGGATTCAGAAACATCAACATTCTCAGCATACTTCATATTAGTTGTCCGACCGGATACCGGCGTCATAGTTTTCATCACTATCATAGTCAAACAGATGAGACCAGACACGAAGTTTAAATAACTTCTCTGTCCGTGCATCTTCTACTGCACTATACGATACGACTTCCCACTGCTGTAACAACTCAATCATGCAGACAAGGTCACCGACCTCTTTGGCAAGTAGGTCTAGGTTGTGTTTATCCTGACCGAATCGTTTTACCTTCGACACTCTCTGAATGACCTCGGCACACTCTTCTTGCAGAATGGTGAGCAACTCAGTACAACTGTCATTGTGCTTCAGCATTAATACTCTACCCTATCATGGAAAGGAACTGCACCGGAGAATTCACTCCCAGTAATTTCACGCACCTTGCGGTGGAATCGACTG